TGAAGAAGGAAACCATTTCAGCTGTAATGTTCATGGCTCCCTCCTTAGTGTCTTACCGTGTACGTGAGAGTGCCTTGTCGCCATGCGGAAGAAACCTCACCACCCATATCCTGCAAATAAATGTCACCGTTGGCACGAGCAGAGACAACGGTAATTACATTAGGCTTGCCAGGAGCAAAGCCAGGAGCTGAGTAGATGGACTCATTTCCGTCTGCGTCAGCGTTGTACTTGTCATGATCCAGAAGCGGTGGTCTTGAGTTCTCAGGGATGGTGAACGGGCATCTGACTGCGTCATAAGTAATGTTATTTGCGAGCCAGCCACGAACATTGATAGTCACAGAATCACCGGTGCGGTAGATATGCCAGAAGTTCTTATAACTGCCTTGTGGTTGCAGGTAGATTACGTCAAAGTCAGTGTCAGACTGCTTCTTGTCGTCTCCAAGAACGTTGATAGTAGGCAGCAGAGATACGGGCTCACCAACGGTAATGCCATTGATTGGCAGGCGGTACAGGGGCATACAAGCTGTAGTAGAGCCGGAGAGAATGTCACCCTTTACATAGGTAGGGTCTACCGGATTACCCTGATTAGTTGGTGTGCCCTGGATAACCTCGCAGGTGAACTTCTCAACACCGCCAACCTGCTTAGAGTACTTAAGCACAACTAAGTCATTGCGCTTGTATCCTGCACGACCGTTGGCAACATTAAGCTCAAAAGGCTCCTCATTAGTCACCATTCGAGCGTCAAAGAGCACGTCTCCTGTGTCAATACGAACCCTGTTGGCAGTCTGCATAGCAGCCTTGATTTGGTTCTGTGTCTGCAAAATGCCACGCACAGAGCCGGCTACACCAGCAATCAATCTGCCAATCTGAGGTGCTGTGATGTGGTCCTTGCCTTGGAATGAAATAACGCCATCAAAAGCCATTTAACCCTCCTTTACCATGAATTGAGCGAACTCTTCATCACGCTTGCGTGCGAGCTCACGATACTTTGCAGCACAGTCAGGGCAGAGAAGATAACTCTGCTGCACGCCGTCTGCTGATACTCTGCTTATGCTCTTCCATTGCGAGGTAGCAAAGTCACTTTCAAGTAGAAAGGCTTCTTTCTTGCACCTGTCGCATTGAAAGCGTGCAAAGCCACTTGTTTTTGCCATTAAGCTGTCCTTTCCCATTTGAAGCAGCCAAGAGAAGGTAGTTGTTGCCATCTACCTCCGTAGTTTGTTGCAGGGTTAACAAATGAAGTTGTTTCAACGACAGAGCCAACAGGGAAAGATGGTGTGACTGCACCGCCTTGAGTTGCTCCCTGGACGTTAATAGTCACGTCACTAGATCCGTCAAATGAAGCTGTACCGCTGACAGAGCCAACCAGCTTGATGGTGCGTGGCTGTGAGAGCTTCTTAGCAGCGTTAGCATCACCACCGGGAGTAGATGCGCCAGCGTATGGATGTGTGTGGCTTGCAGGAGCTGCGCCAACTTCTTGCGCTGTGTATGTTGGCTTTGCTGGAAGCTTTACGGTGTGTGTCTGAGCGTCTGTAACGTGTCCTAAAGCGTCAACACTCACGGTTGCGCCTAATTGGACTGTGTCGCCCCAAGAAGCGTTTACATCGCTCTCAGAGCCGTATGTGCCAGCGGTCACACTAGAAGGCTCATGAGTAAGAGCGACCGTGCCACCCGTGCGCTGAGCCTTGAGTGGTGTTGTTGCAGTAACTTCTGCCACTTTAGAGTCAACCTGTAGTGTTGCTCTGCCAATCTCACTGGCTGAATCCGTTGCAACTTTGCGGGCTTCATTTACCTTGTTCTCAAGGCTCTTAAAGTCTGCTCTTGATACTTCTGCGGAGATAGTGCGTCCAGCAATAGAGATACCAGTACCGGCTGTGTATGAGCTTGATACTGCGCCAGAGCCTGTGGAAGAACCGTGCTCAGCTGTACCGGATGAAGAAGTATTGCTGGCTGTACCGCCAACCTTATAGCTAATGCTTACTTGGGTATCTGTGACAATGATGACCTTAGTACCAACCGTTGCTGTAACGTGTAGACCAGTCACAGGATCTATGCCGGGGACGATATCACCAATGCCGAACTCTTCATCATCATCCAGTGTGACGTTAATTGAGTCAGCAGCTTGGTACTCTTTAAGCTTCTTAGGACCGTCTTTCTCAAGCTCTTCACGGCTTGCATTGGTGTAGTTGTAGGTTGTTGTGCGCTCGTCAATGCCAAAGAGCGTCTGTGTGGTAGAAATATTGCCACGCGCGTCCGCGTAGAAATGCAGCGCAATACGGTTCTTAAGCTCACCAGAGCCAAGGCAAATAAGATGGTTGTAAGGTCTTACAACTCTCTTAATGGTTACGTCAGAATGTTCTGCGTCTGCGCCGTCAGTCCAGTCTGTAATGGGCTTTACCGAGAGCACAATCATGCGTTCAATGGAGTCATACTCGATGTTGAGACGCGCTGAAGAATCAGCAAGCATCTTTCTGATGCCCGTCCAAGCATCGCAGTACCTATCAAAGGTGTATTTGACGGTAATACCAGAAGTCTCTTCTGAGACCTTGAACTGGTTAGCAAGTCCGAGACTTTGTACCAGCTGCTTTAAGACTCCGTGAGCTTCTCCACGCACACTGAGATAGTCTTCACCACTTGGTGGCTCTAGAACTTTATCCCTGATGATTCCTTGCCATGATCTACCAATATACGTAATTGTGTTGTTGCCTGAGTTAGACTCACGAGCATCAACTACACCGCCCCACTCAGTGCCTTCAACATAAACGTATGCACCATCATCAAGACGCTGCTCAGAGTCAATGTCGAGCGTGAGCTCAAAGTCATTGCCTGTGTCTCCATATTCGAGGTCAAGGCGTGCTCCTTTGAGCACGCCAATATCGAGATGTGTTGCGTCTGTATAACTAATATCTGGCATTATGCACTCACCTCACTTGGTGCGCTCTGTGTGCTTACCGCCCTTGGAGCGCGTGTCTCACCCTGTGGCTGCTCCTTCTCATATGGAGGTGTGGAGCGTGTCTCATAGAGTGTGAGGTCAAAGTCAAAGGTGTTATCCCACGTAATGTCATCAGTACCCGGCTTAATTGGCTCGAAGAGGTAAGAGCCAGAGCCGTAAGCCCCGCGCTCTCTGAACTTATAGACATTCTCACGGGTACCGTTATCCTGCACCACAACAGCGGTCTTACTCTGTGAATCAACCTCAAGATATGCACCGGCTGCAATAGTAGTGTTGACCTTGTGCAGGTTCTCACCAATTCTGATGTATGGGTTTGTGGCAGGACCATAGACACGCCAAAGCCAAGGGGAAGCACTCTTAGAAGGGTTGGTGAATGACTTAGCGGGCTTACCCTGGACAAGGTCAAAGGGGAAGTCTCTTGGGAAGTCAGGCTTAACGCCTGCAACAGCACCGGCGGTCTCATGCTCAAAGTAGAGCGTTGTTGACTTAAACCATGTAGGGTCCTCAACTAGAAGCGTCAAAACAAACTCTGCAAACTTGTCAGAGAGCCAGTAGTTAGTTGGAGCACCACCAATAATGTAGCAACGGATACCCCAAGAGCCTACTGTGAGCGTTCCTGGGGTTCGGTTTAAGATGTCCTTCTCGCCAAGCTCAATAATCTTATTGCGAAGCTCTAAGCCTTCTTCATCACTTCCCGCTGCAATGCCAACAGGGAACTTGATTGTTTTGGGCTTATGATCACGTCGCCTAAATGACGTAATTCTGCTTGAGTTCTTGCCTGATGTATACGACCACATCCAGTCTCTGAGTTCATGTTCCATGTAGTGGAGGGACTTATCAGCCCCTCCAAACTCCATGTACTTGTTACCGTCAGAGGTTGTGTATCTAATGTCTGTGCGCATTATGCGCTCACCTCTCTTACCATGCGACCAAACTCACGATTGTTCACGTCAACTCTTACGGGCTTGCCATATGCGTCCTCAATGCGCTTAGTCATGACATCCATCTGTGCTGAGAGATCTGCAATGGCTTGATTGGTATCTGCGTAGATGCCATTAGCTACAAGAGACGCTGTCATATCCATTTGCTTGTTAATAGGAACATTGAGCGCATAGCCATCAACGCCACTCTGGGCAGCTTCTGCGAGGTCCTGTGCTGCCTTGTAAACGTCTCGCTTACCGCCAGCAATACCAACAACAAAGCCGTCTACTGTGTAGCCACCAAGACCAGCCATGACG